TCATTGAGATAACTCCAAGTAACTTTACTGCCGAAATGTTGAAAACACCAGGCCACAATGTCATTGAACGGTGCCGCCCCGTTATACTGCCAGCGACAGCGATGTGGAGCAGTCATGACCACCTCAACGCAAACATCACTGCATCTTCGTCACATTCAAATTCAATGAACTTTTCACGAAGATATCCCGGACTGTGATAATAAGGATGCTGACAGTTTGATTTTAACCATTCATCCACTAGATAATCCTTATAGCTTCGCTGATACTGAGCTAATACATGATCCACAGTCTTTGCGTAGACCACACGATGTAGCTGGGGAACTTTTACGCCAGGAAAACCCTTCAAGGGCCGGTAAGTCACTGTCATGACCATTTTAACCCTAATAGCGTGTAAATTTTTTCATTGACATCAAACACATTCATGTTGATATGCCATTGTTCATCAATGTTTTGAAACCATTGCTGATTTTCTTGGTCCCAAAAACACTCTCGTATCCACGCACTGACTTCTTTACGGCAACTAACTGTGTACCATGGCTCATTGTCAACTATAGATTTCGCCATAACTAGGAAATTTGGTTGCTCTGCTACCCAGCCACCGGCAACTGGTTTTAAATTTACAGTGTTCATGACCACCTTAATATAAACATGCTAGCATCTTTTTCTGTTGAAAATATCCAGGTACGCCCTCGAGCGTGATAAGCATTTTTTAAATTTGCCCTGCACCATTCTTTAATTTCGTGTGCTAAAGACGCAGTCATTTTTGGCCAATCTAATTTGACTTCGACCCAATCTATTTCTTTTAACATTTCGCATAGAACTTCCCAATCTATTTCTTCTTGTAATTCTTTGGCTGTTGCATTAGCTATTTCTTTGATCAGTTTTATATCTCCAGTCATGACGACCACCTCAAGGCAAACCACATTCTTTGTTTTTCGTCTTTAATACGCCAAAGAGCAACCCCAAACGCGGTTTGAAGTATTACTTGTCGTGGATTCTGTTCTGCTATTATATTGTTAGCATTACACCATGTCTGAATTTCTTTGGTAAGTTTCCAAGGTAGCATGATATCGCGCTCATCACTGACCAATTGATAGGAATTTTTTTCTATAAAAACTTTTTGGTTCATTTGTCCCACCGCAGTAAAAACATGGTCAGTTCTTTTTTACTAGCAAATCTAAACATGTCATAGGCAGTTCTCTCACCACACTTGTGTTGGTCACACCACAATACCATTTCGTCAATTGTTTCTTGAATCCAATGATTATAGTCATTAACTTGGGCCCACCCCTCGTCTAAGAAGTGGACCCTTATGGTGTTTCTACGACTAGAGTGGTGTTCAATAGTGTAGATTGCGCTCATTAAGTCTTTGCCAATTCCTTGGCTCTTTCATAAATTGCCCAAACACCAAACGGTGGTTCTGCCTGTTCATTGCCTTTGATGATAAACACCGTGTCGCAATAATCTGCATCTCCCCACTCACCAAAAGGAAAACCGTCTGTAAACATGATAAACTTTTTAGGCTGAATATCATTAGCTTTCATATATTCCCAGTTAGCCATAAAGTCAGTACCACCGCCGCCTTGAGGTTCATAGGTCAGAATGTCGTCTAGTGTGTCGCTGGAAAAAGTTTGATGATTATAAACTTCAGTATCGAAACTCCACACTTGTATTTTGTACTCATCATAGGATTCCATGATGCCTTTAATTTCTGCCATAAAAGCCTTGATGTCTGCTTCACCAATCGAACCAGATGTGTCAATGGCAATACAAACATCAATCTGTTCTCCTGGAATCATGCCAGGCATTACAGCATCCAAATGCCAACTGCGGCGACTGGGGCGCATCCAAGTAAAGTCACTTTTAACAGTGCTTTGAATTTGTTGCTCCAACAAGTCACGCCAGTTAACTACAGGCTGGGTCAAATCTTTAATAAGTCGTTTGACTCCTGACGGCAAGTTTCCCGCCCCAGTGGCCTGCGCTGCCTGCAACAAAGCTTCACGAATTTCATCTTTAATCTGTTGGCGTTCTTCCTTGCTCAGTCGAGGACGACCTTTACCATCTTTTTCTTCACCATCATCGTCACCGTTAGCACCCTCACCCTCACCATCTAAGTGCTCATCCAGCAATTGATCCAGCAGGTTGCTGATATCAATTTTTTCTGCTTGGTCATAAAGGTCATCGTAAACTTCTTCAGCACTCCACCCTTTGTATTTTGCATCGTAAAGGCAAGGAGTAATCTTATCGCCGATTCGTTGCTCAATCAAGTCACTGTTCACACAGAAGTCTGCGGCGCAATTAAACAATCTACGGTCACGGTCGCCGTTACGACCCATGTGATCATAGACATTATGCAAAACTTCGTGCCCAAACAAAAACTCCAACTCTTTGGGTTTGAGTTTGTTTACAAAATCAGTATTGTAATAGAATTTGCGACCATCGGTGGCTGCGGTACTGCACCATGCATCTGCGTTAACCAATTGCAGTCGAGTAGCAAGATTACCAAAGAAAGGCGCCTTAAGCAAAAGTCCGATTCGAGCAGTGGTTAGTTTTTCACGCACTGCACGATCCAAAGCAGGATCAACCGTGTCCGTTAATCTGCCGCCAATGCCTTTTTGTTTAGAGTCCGAACTTGACATTTATACTCCTTGTTAATGTATATATTATAGCAGATTTATGAATATTTGTCATTAATACTCAAGTACTACATCCATTTAAGTTTGAATAATGCCAGGTCTTGATCGGACTTTAGCAGTAAATACAGGCGTTTCCAAGTCACGCTGTCATAATGATGCCAGACCCAATGTGGATTTCTTTCGAATTCGGTATTACTGAGAAACATATCCAAAGGCACACTCATACCCCATGTTTCAGTTGCCCATTTTAGCCACTTGGCCAATTGGGGAGTAGAACTTTCCATAGAATCTTCTAATCCAACTCTATATTTAAAGGCTTTACGACCTTTGAATCTCCAATCAAGTTCTACAATTTTGATGCTCAAAATTCGCTCCTATACAGTTGGGGACTTACGGGAGAAAGGAGTAAGACCCTGCCCCTAAAACTTACTTGGTGTTAGCAGCCACAATGTATTTGCCAAATCGTTTGTGGAACTCATCAAAATGCTTGAGCTTGCCAGGAACAAACGGCAGATTGTAAGTGGTCAGTGCAACACGAGCACCCATAACGGTAAGTTCTGTGGTAAAATTATCCATCATGTAACGGAAGAAATAGTCAGCCATGGTGTGAAATTTTTCATCAGGCTTGCCGCTGACTTTCTGAATATAGTCTTGAAGTTCATAGCACAGGCTCACTGTCAAACTGTACATGGCCGAAATTTCTTTAACTTTAAGGTCAGTGACTTTGCCATTCAGAATATCTTCAGGCTTAGGCAGTTGGCCTGCAACCTTGCGGTGTGCCATGAACTTGACCGCAACACCTTCGCCCACAGCACCCGAAATCAAATCAGTTAGCTCGCTGTCGGTACAGTCATCGTCCTCCAAGAGTTCACTGACAAAAGTCCAAGAACGGGGAGTTGGAAATGACCGGCTTGAGCTTCGGGGGTCAAAGTCAAACAGATCCTGTTTGGCAAAGCCAATGTAACCAACCACATCAGAGTTGATTTTGTTAAGGGTAGCCCATTGTTCCCAAGCTTCGTGGTCTACTCGCATTTCCAAGTGGACAAAACGATTAGCCAGCGGAGCAGGCATACGATAAGTAACACCTTTGTCGCTTTCGCGGTTACCAGCGGCAATCACTACTACATTGTCAGGCAAAACATATTTGCCAATCCTGCGATTCAAAACCAGCTGATAGGCCGCGGCCTGAATGCTGGGAGCCGCACTGTTCATTTCGTCCAAGAACAGACAAATAAGAGGATACTGGTCTGCCAGTTCTTGGCTGGGCAAATCAATGGGCGGCGCCCAATCCATAAGGCCTTTGTCTTTATTGTAATAAGGAATACCACGCAGGTCGGTGGGTTCCATCTGTGCAAGACGAAGGTCAATCATTAGACCACCCATGTCTTTGGCAATTCCAGCAACCAATTCAGATTTGCCAATACCGGGCGGCCCCCACAAGAACAAGGGTCGTTGTTTCTTAAAACACTTAATAATAGCACGACGAGCTGTCAGTGCAGTTACAGTGCGATGTTCAGTGATTGATGAGTCCTTAGACATGTTTTCTCCTTTGCTAAAACTATATTATACCTGATTAGTGAATTATTGTCTGTTGCTATTATGCCGCAGTCAACATGTTAGCAGGCACTCGCCATTGCATACCAAAAGCGCCTGGAATTTTTTCACGCACAATTACAAACTTGCGGTTTACTTTTTCAACAGTACCAAGAACAACTTGCCCGGAACGGCTACTAGTAAACTTGACCTGAGTACCTTTGACCAAGGAAAACTTGTTTTTGGTTGCCAATTGATTTCGAGCAAATTTGATTGCCATTACAATAGAATCCAACTGATCATTGGTGAAAACACCGCTGATAATGGTTGCGTTAATTTCCTGGATTGAAGCCATTTGCAACTCCTGTTTTGTTACTGTAAGCCATTATTATAGCAAAATTGGGAATTTTGAGCAAGTACTACCTAAGTATTACTTTTCAAGGGCGTAGGGTTTGTTCCATTTGCCAATGTTAACATCTACATACCAACCCACATCAAAGTAATCAGTCATAATATCCGAATTATCGTGATTGCCTTGATTCATGGCAGGGATAACTTCTGACAAAAACTTTAGGGCCCGGCCACTGTAATGGTTTTTGTAATGATATACATTGACATTATCGTAACCAGACTGATTGGACTGAAAACCTCGAGATACTTGATAATGGTCGTTGCCACAGACTTTATTAGAATTGCCAATAAAATCAATTTTGCCAGACTTGATGTTCAGACAAAGAGTGCTGTGATTGCGAACAGCTAGGCTGGCTTTGATCCCGTATTTTTTGCAAATTGCTTTAATTTTGGGTGCCAGTTTAGATTTAAGCTCTTGACTTACAAAGGCCATTTTCGACTCCTGTTTTGTTACTGTATGCCATTATTATAGCAAATTCAGGAATTTTGGTCAACCAAAAAAAATGTATACTTAGGTATTACTTTCTAAATTGTCCAAGTAAGAAGCAAGATCCCCGCCCATTAACTGTAACCAGCTGGCATCTTGTTCATCTAGCAAAATAAATTTAGCAGTACGGCTCCAATAGTAATATGGACCTGGGAACAATCTTTCTAATTGAAGTAAATTTTTATTTGTCAAAGGTTTAGGCAGCTCAAAGGAAAAAACTTTTAATTTTAATTCTTTGATTACAAACTGATAACCAGTCATGCTAAGTCTTATGCTTAAATCATCAGTGTGGTTATGCCAAATAAATTTTAAATCAGCTGTGGAGCGACCAAGTTGCAGTGCAAATATTTTGGTCAGCTGACTTTGTGTGTATCTTTTAGGGGAAGATTTGATCACCGCTTTTTAACAACACCACAGTGAACTTGTCGGTTTTGAACAAACTGTTTAGTTTTTTGCAAAGATTAATTGCATGACCCGGATTTGAGAAACTGGTCTTCTTATACTTGGGCCCCGGGTAGTTGACCAGCATGTTATGGCTTTTTAAATTAATGGGTTGATTGTCATAGAATACTGCCCAAATACCCTCGCTGCTGAGAATCTGTTCTGTTTTATAAGTTTGCTTATCGACATAATCGATTAGAACTGTGGGCTTAGGTCTACTCATGATATTTGATCTTACAGTATATTTATGTCTTAATATACGCAGTTAAAAACTACCGCCGTCCATGGCAACAGTAACATCAGTGCCTGTGTTGCCTGCTGACAATTTTCGTGTCATAATTGCACATAAATTCAATATTTCAAACATTTCTGCTTGTATATCGCGGGCTTCTTGAGCCGAAAGGATCAGTTGTTTACTGTTGCTCTGATTCATGACTTTAACTTTGTCATTAAAGTTTTTTAGATGTAAACTTAGATTATTTTCCATTTGCTGCCTTGAGTGCTTCCTGCATTTGTTCTTTGCTCATAAATGGGCCTTGAAAGGGATATCTATTCAGTGTAATTAATTTTGGGCAAAAGCTTTTTACCCAACCGTTATTAAATTTAATTATGTAATGACCGGCACAGTAATAACTTTTACTCTTACTGGTTTTTGTGTATACACCAAATTGGTGCTTTACATCCCACAATATATTCCAAGGTCGATTGGTTACTGGATATCCGTATACTGTATGATCTTGTGCGGGTTTATTTTTTGTTTTAACATCTTTGTCAAAAGTAATGTTGTGTTCTTTTGACAGTAGTTTAATAGTGCTAAATCTTTTTCTAGATGTTGTGTCTACATAGACAAATCCGCCGTTTTCTATGGCTTGAATAGTAGCAACTTGATTGCCATGATCTTCGACTACCCAAAATTTATTTTTTAGAATTGGTTTAGCTATTAGTTCCGTCATTGTTTTCTTGATCCTTGTTATATTGTTCAGTGAGCCACTCTTGATATTTTGCATAGTACTCGTCTGCACTATACATGGGCATTCTTTGATACCATTGCATGTATTCTTCACAGTGTTGTAACCACATTTCATACAGCCATTGTTGAAATTGCATCATATTATAATCCTTAACTTAATCAGATTCGCTGCAATTGCCAAAGCTTAATTTTTCAAACATTAGTTCACGGTCGTAGATGTGTGCGACAGGTTTTAACCATCCGTTATTCATACATTCAGAAATAATCATCCTGTATTCTTTAGGACATTGTTGACTAATTTCAAAGCCGGCCCGGGGTGTCATTATAAACCCGTTGGTCAACATCCAGTCATCATCTTTTTGTCTAACGGTACGAATACAATTTACAAATTTTTCGTTTTTAATGTACATTGAATTTTTGTTTAATTTGATCGGCAATGCGCTCTTTAACACCGCGAGCAAATTCTTGTTGAAAAGTAGTATAGACCATGTCTTGCAATTGTGCATTTTCTACAAGGTCTATACAGTATTTAACAATTTGCTGAGCAAATTTTTCTTGCAGTTCAGGATTAATGCTAGGGTAATGACTACCCCCTGCCTGCAACTGAAATTCTTTAAGTAGTTCTTTATTCATGATGTTGGATAACTCGCTGACAAAAATTCTGCAAAACTTGTGTTATTATCACTGAGTTTTACAAGGTCGTAACGGCCGCAAAATTTTAAAAATTGTGCGCCAATCATTGGTTTATTTTTAACAATAGAATTTTGTTGAATAGTTTCTATAATTTTTAATTTAATATCATCGGGTTGTGCAGTTAAATCAACCAGCACTCGATTGCGATTGTAATCATCCAATACCTTATGTTCCATATCGTTATGATCAGTCCACCGCTGTAACATTAGATTATTCCAAGCAAATCCTCGATTATTTCTATCGTTGTACGCTTCCAAAAGTTTAGTTTTTCGCACACCAGGAAATGCACTGAACACATTGTCTGTGGGATCACCACGAATACATTTCTCAAATAAAATCCAAGCCGGATCAGGAATAATTTTTGGCAACTTAGTTTTCTTGTCGATTACTGGCTTGCCTTTTTTATCAAAAATTCCTTGAATGGTATGTAACTCATCAGCTATACCATTGTACTGATTGACATTTTCTGCCAGCAGTTGATGAAAGTCCGTGTCTGAACTTACAATAGTATGGTTATCTTCAGGGTGTGCTTGAATCCATCCTGCCACCAAGTCATCTGCTTCCAATTCTTCGTGCCTGAGAACAGTACAATTTGTTCTGTCTTGTAAGAAACTTTTAAGTGCATCAAAAGTTTCCCAAAACAGTCGATCTTCTTCTTGTTCGGTTTCGGTTTGTGCGGCTCTAGCAACTGCACGATTTTTCTTGTACGGCTCATAAAAATCTTTGCGCCAACTGCGGCCTTCTAAACAGAATACTACATGGTCTGCTTTTTGATCCCGCCATGCTTTATTAACACTGCTCAGTGTAACATGAATAGCAAAACCTAAACGGTCCCAAGTATCGGCCTGTCGATGTGCTGCATGTCTGGCACGAAAGAAAGTGTTTGCTGTGTCAACTATAAGATATCGCATAGAATAATAGTAGCATATTATTCATTTGTAGTCAATATAGTTTTAACTTTTGGTAAAATGAAATCAGCCCATGCTTTGTGTGCATCAGCGCCATAATGATAAAATTTTGGATTAACTGGTTTATATCCTGTTTTGTCTAACCAATAGTAGTAGGTGAAATTTTGATTATATGGGTCGATATAATTATTACCCCAATTGTATTGAATTTTATTTTGCCTTACTGTATAAAAGAAATGACTAAAGCAGTTAAAAAATAGATGTGGAATGTGTTTAATCGAATTATGAAAATTCCAAATGTCATCATGAGCTGTAAATTCTTTGTGCCATTGTTGTTCGGGCATACTTTGTTCAATTACCCATTGCTTGTAACGATCTTGTAATGCTGGATGTACTTTGTCGTGCCCGCTGGCAGTAATATTATAAGATTGATTATCCCAGTACCATGTTTCTCTTTCCCAAGTACTCCAACCAATTATTAAAAAGTCTGGAGTATTAGATTTAAGATATTCCTGTGTTCTTTGAATAATACTGTTGTTACTGCAACCTGGCACTGCGTCACAAACATAATCGTAGCCTAGTGCTTGGGCTATATGTTTACCGTAAGCATAATTTGGACCTCCTGCTTCATGACCCGAGCTATGGCTATCACCGTTTACATATAAAGTTTTCACTGCAAATAAAAAAAGAATTTTTTAACTAACTTCAGTGCGGCCACCACCCAAGTTGGTTTTCTTTATACCACTGGTTGGTCTAGGATTATTTGCTTCGTACTGCTCAAAAGTTTCTAAAACAACATTACGACACACATCTTGAAACCATCGATCAACAATGTCTGCATCTGTTTTGCCTTGATAACCTGCTCTGAGCAGTTTTGTAATGAATTGTTCATTCCAATCTAATTCAAAAGCACCCTGACCAACATTTTCTGGATCTAGGTCAATACTTAAAATATTTACATAAGGCTCGCCTCGTTTAGTAGCTTCAGCCTTGGGATCTTTTGCTTTTACTGTTAGTTTACCTGTTGTTTTTTTCGCAGGTGTTTTTGCTGTTGCCATTTAAAAACCTTTCTTTAACTGCCATATTATAAATTCAGTTCGATCAACCCATCTACTATCATATACTGGCTCACCAGGTCCAGTGATCATTTTTACCCCGTAATATGACCAACATCCCCATATAAGTTTGTTAGACAAGAAACAACGCTTTGGTGTCCAAGAAAACTTTAATTTCCAATTATCAATTTGATTTAATGTCCAATCTTTAAGTCTGGTAGGCTCATACATATACATTACTTACCCCAACCATTACCCCAAAGATCAACATGTAGTCGCGGGCTATAGTTATAACCTCTAGCCAATGCCCAATCTGCCACTTTTACTCGATTTTGTGCATAGGGAGTTAGTACACCGCCTTGTGGCATAACATAAACTATGCCATTGAATCCTGCTGTTCTATATTCGGCGACTGCTTGATCTACTTCTGTAAAATGTTGTTCACTGTCAATCACAAACTTAAGATAAACAGTACCATGATTTTGATATTCAGCGACTATATCTGGACAAATAGCGTCAGACCATGATTCACCTGAAGCACTTAATTTTGGACTTACACTAAATGTAATTTCTCTGCCTAACTTATTCCAGTCGTCGAGATAATCGGCAAATCTTGGTTGTAATTTTTGTGTACCGTTTGTTTCAAATGTAAGATTTTCTAAATCTTGCATGTTTGGACTATTTAGTAATTCTTCATAGACCCGCTGCCAACCCAGTAAAGGTTCACCGCCTGTGATTACCAAATGCACATCGTTGCCATTATTTTGTACCCAATGATTGTTTGGTGTAAGACTTAACAGCTTGTTAACTAAGGTATCTGTGTCGTAAGTTGGGCTTAAATCTTTAAATGCTGGATGCCACGATGCATAACTGTCACAGCCAGTATTGACCAATGGCAGTTCTTCAAATGTTTTATATAAATGAACATTTTTAGCCACTTCGTCAGCTTCGGTGCTTTTCTCTCCAGGTCGACAACCAAAACCACTACAAGTAAAGTTACAACCGAAAGTACGAAGGAACACACTGGGTACACCCACAAAACGACCTTCGCCTTGTGCCGAATAAAAAATTTCGCTAACTTTAAGTTTCATATAAATTTGACCATAATCTTAGTTTATCTTTTTTTGCTTGTTTTGCAATATTAAGACCATCATGGGTTATTATACTTTCTTCTATTAGAATGTCAACCAATGCTAAAACATCACCTAGTTCATTTTCCAACATTTTTTTATGTGCCAAACCAGATTTGTAGTGTTTATTTTCTATACCAAATCTACGACATTTGCTGACTTCGACAATTACTTCGGCACATTCTTCTTGCAATATACCTAATGCTTCTTCTACTCGTTTATTCATTTTAAAAACACATCATTAATTTGTCTGTTTACTTTTACAAAAGTTGTGCATTTGGGTAACTGTTTCAATGTTTCGGCTCCAACATATGTGCAAGTGCTTCTAATACCACCCAATAAGTCTAATACAGTATCGTGAACATCCCCTTTGTAGGCAATTTCAACAGTTCTACCTTCGCTGCTTCGATATTCTGCAACACCTCCGTGGTGTTTGTCCATGGCTGTGTCTGAACTCATACCGTAAAAAGTTACTTTACCATCATTAACTTTTCCACCACCTTGATCGTGTCCAGCTAACATACCACCCAACATGACAAAATCCGCGCCTGCACCAAATGCCTTAGCCACATCGCCTGGACAAGTGCAACCACCATCAGCAATAATATGGGCATTGAGGCCATGTGCCGCATCAGCGCACTCAATGATCGCACTAAGTTGCGGGTAGCCAACCCCAGTTTGTATCCTAGTTGTACATACCGATCCCGGTCCGATTCCGACTTTGACAATGTCTGCTCCTCGTAAAATTAATTCCTGTGTCATATCTGCTGTTACAACATTACCGGCAATAATTGTTTTATCGGGAAATGCTTCTCGAACATCTGATACATAATCAGCAAATCTTTCTTGATATCCGTTAGCAACATCTATACAGATAAATTGAATTTCAGGATATGAATTAATAATGAGACTAAGTCGTCTAAAATCATTTTCACTGGTACCTGTGCTTACTGCGAAATAGTTACCACCAAAATAGCCAACTAAATTAAATAGATCATCTTCTGCGTATGTTTTAACAAGGCAAGTAAACATTTTATGTTTCTGTAGTGCCTTGGCCATATCAATAGTGCCTACCCCATCCATGTTACTGGCCATGACTGGAATGCCTGTCCATTCATGTCTACTATGTTTAAATTTATAAACTTTGGTTAAATCAACCTGTCGACGGCTGTGTAAAGTGCTGCGTTTTGGCCGTATTAAAACATCTCGAAAATCAAGTTTGACTTCGTCTTCAATTCTCATTGTAAACTTTCATATAGAAATTCACGGAGTCTATGCTCCGTGAATATTTTGATAACAATTACTGTGCTGAGTTATTTGAAATCTTTTTCTGCAAATGATTAAGTAACACACCATAAGCAGGAAGAATAACTAACAAACTTACAAGAATTTTACTGATGCTGTTGTTGGTAGCAACAATGTGCCAGTTAGCTGCCATGAACTCGTTGGCGCCATAGGCAAATGCGGTGAAAAAGAATACATATGTATCTAAGAAAGTACTGACCACCGCACTCAGTGTTGGTGCAATATACCATGATTGATATTTTTCGCGGAAATATTGAAACACATAAACATCCAGTAAGTTGCTTAGAAAATAAGCAATACCTGAACCTAGGCCGATTCTAAATGCCACGCTAGATGGTGCACCACCTGCTAGCACTACAAGAATACTAACAATAATGGCAGGAATAAATGCCAAGCTAATTACAGCTCTTCCTGTTTCTTTACCCACCAATCTCACAGTTAAATCTGTTAATACAACGACTAGCGGAAATGTAAATGCTGCCGCGGCCAATGGATAACCAAAGACATTCATTTTAAATTGCACTAGATAATTGCTTACTGCAATAATTACAATGTGCGCCAACATTAACTTGTAAGCTAATGTACGGTCTACACCTGCTAAGAGTTTGTTAAACATTTTTCCTCCTTAATGGTTATGTTTATTGTCAAACACATATAAAACATAATATGTTGACGCTTTACTCAAGTTGCCCCACGGTTATACACCGCTTTATCAGAACAACATCGTAATCTTGCACAGTAAATATCATTGATTTTTTTCCTAGCAACTTCTTTGTTGTCCTTACTCAGATCTGTTTGTAATTATTCAAACAAATCTTCGTTCCATTCGCGATGACCTTCTCTATAGGCCATGTTGCTTTGTGTTTCTCGAACTTCAACACGATAACACCATAATCTATTAGCTTCGCCTTGACCTAGTAAATCTGGAATATATACGCCATTAACATATTTGTACAACATGTCGGCTAGTCCTTCGCAACCCAGTCGTGGCAGAATTGTAAGTTTAGCCATCTTTTTCTGTTCAAGTATTTTGTAAGTTTCAATTTCTGGATCATCAGCACTGACCAAAAGCGTATGATCAAATTGATCTTCAAGTACTTTTTTTAATTCTTTTAGGCCGCCGTAGTCCATAGCCCAATTACGAACATCTAATTCGTTTGTTCCAAAGTAAAATTTCATACTAAAACTGTAACCATGAATTAAATTGCAATGACTATCGGCTCGCCATTGCCTGTAAGCACAAGGAAATGCATCGTGGTATTCCTTAGTACTAACATATTTGTAGTGTATTGGTTGTAGATTTGCCATCTCTAGTCTCCTTTGTTTAAAGTAGCAAGTTTGATGACACGCAGAATATTTAAAGAGGGATGAGCGTCAAGACCTCTTAAACAAATATTTATCATGTCTGTAGTACAGAACATTTTATATAACTATTGCATCCACCATTCTTCCCAGGGAAATACAATCCACTCTGGGTTTTCGGCTTTGTTAATTTCTTTAGAAACAAAATCCATTTTTGCACGACACAAGCTGGCAAGATTGTCAACAAGCACTGCAAATTTAACATTATGATTCCAAATATTATCCCAAGCAGGATCATTGGGTTTACAACTTTGTTGCCAGTCTTGCATAATCCAATTAAATGTTTGTCCCGAATCGTTAATGTCGTCTACTAACAAAATATTTTTTCTAAAATTACCTGTTCTGGAATCACCAAAAGCATCTTCAGCCATCCACAAATTGCTTTCAGATGACAGCTGGCTGTCCCTTAGTTGAACACTGAGAGTATGCATAGGAATTTCTAAGTAGTGACTTAACAATAAAGCAGGGTATAAGCCCCCACGAGTAATACCCACGATGTAGTCAGGTTTCCAAGCACTGGCAGCAAGTTTACGACCAATTTGGCTTACTAAACCTATGTATTCCCTATGTTTGATATAAGTCTTTTTTGTCATTTATGGCTTTCGGCTGCTCGTTGTGTTAAGTATTGTTCGTGCTGTACCCATCCAGTTCGTGTTGTAAAACCCCATTCTCTTTGTTGTGGGCCTGGCATAAACAATGTCCAACATTCAACATCTGGATCTAGTTCAATTCTGTGCAGGCTTTTTGCAGTACAAAAACGAAAATGACCTGGAGCTCGCCATTTAGCAATTTCTCCTATTTTCTGACCTAGACTGTTAAACTGAGGGACCCACTCCCAATATCCACCTTTTAGAATTAGTGTCGCGTAAGGCCAAGGATGATCATGTAAGTCGTCGGGGTCACTTTTTAAAAATTTATGTAAAAACACATTAAATGGAAAATACTTGCGATCTTTTAAAAAAACATAATATCTTTCTAAATAAGGTTCGTTGTTGACCCTGTCCATTACAATACGCTTCCGACCTAATCTTTCTAAAAGTTTTAATAACATATCGATTCCTGATAATTGATAGAAAGTCAATGACGCAACAGTTCCATGGAAACAATCTGACCTACTCGTTCTGCAACATCTTCGCCTTCAGGAATAATATAGGTAGTATAATTTTCTGTGTCTATTTTTCTATTGTATTTTCGCATTTGAACAATAACACCTCCATGAGCAGGCATTACTTTGAACGACAGTCCTTCTATTTCAACAGAATCAGAGGCTCTGATAGTAGGTATGGGCCCGTCGTGATCTCGAATTCGATTTGAACGAATACCTGCTTGCTGAGCATGTTCCCAATCTTCTCGAACCCAACTAGTAATCATTTTCTTGAACCAGTTCATTTTTCTTTTTTTTGGTTGAACTGCTACCTTTGCTTCTTCTGCGTATACCAAACCTGTTTCCATTATATAATTCCTTATCTTGGAGCGAATTCCTGTTGTAGTTTAATATTATCAAAAAATTCTTTCTTAGCACCAGGATCTTCTTTAAAAGAACCTTTTAGTACTGTTGTCTGTGTTAAACTGCTGTGTGCCATAATACCGCGATTCTCACAGCATCCGTGTACTGCCTGTATGTAAACACCTAAGTTTTTGGCTCCCGTAGCTGCTTCGATTTCCCTAGCAATGTCATTAGCAAGTTCCTCCTGGAGAGTACCGCGTCGGGCGCACCACTGTGCAATGCGTGTATATTTTGAAAGGCCAATGAGTTTTTCAGCAGCAATAATACCAATATAAGCAACGCCAGTAACGGGTTGGTGATGATGGCTACACATACTGCGAAGCTCACTGCGAACAACCAGCATACCTTCATAACGGTCCTGGCTGTCGTTTGGGAAACAAGTTGCGTCTGGTCTTGGTTCATATCTACCTGCCATTATTTCGTTAAAATACATTTTAGCAAGGCGTCGAGCTGTACCTTTGCTGTTAGGATCAGTTTCTCTGTCAATTAGTAGTCTGTCCAGTACTACTTCAAAAGCTTCGGCAGCTTCGTTGATTAATACTTCTTTTTCGCTATCATTGATGTATTCGCTGATATTATCGCCCGCCCAAAAACGCTTGTTATCGCGTCTCATTCTAGCACGAATGTAGCTACCTAAGTAGCCTTCTGAATATCCGCCGTCGCCCGCCATTGCGTCTACTGCTGTTTGTTTTTTGTCTGTCATTATGATATTTTATATTAAGCTTTAACTAAAGTCAATTTGTTTCTTATCAATCCTTGTTTGCGGTATTGGTAAAAATCAAATTGATCATTTATTTGAATTTTTGAATTAATTTGATATATCGTTGTCTCTTTGGTCCAAGTATTAACATTGATGTCGCTGGACACAGTTAACGGATATTGTATATCTGTATTTACAATGTAGTTTGCCTGCAATTCCAAAATTCCTTTATCTAATAGAGCAAAAGATTCTGCCACTGCAAGTGATAACTTTAAAATTTCTTTTTGATGTTCAAAGAAAAACTTATAACTAAAACCGTGTAGTCCGTGTGCGCCTTTGATGTGATTGTCTACATCTTTAAGAATACCTGTAGTCAAATAAGTTTCTACAACACTATTTAGGTAATTAAAATGTTCTTTTAAAAATTCACTACATTTAATTTGCTCAAATAGTGCGTCGTAGTACTTGCGATATTCAACGCCATGTATATTACGCAGGTATTTGGCAACAAGTTGACTGTATCCACTGTTATGAAAATGAATAATCATCCAGCCATACAAGTATCCTTCTATGATATCTTCTGTAGTCATTGTGCTGGTTTGATTGACAATATTAAAAGTTTCTTCAACTTCGCGCCAATCATCATCGTTAAAAAAAGGCATGTAATCTTGCGCCTCTATAGACTTAATACCATACAAATGCCTATAGTCTGGATTATTCATTTCACTGTTTTCCAACAAAATACTAAAGACCATCTCAATGCCGTCGTGCTGTCCTAGTTCAAGTATTTCATTAAATCCCTGTTTCCAAGATTCTATTGTTTCCAATGGTAAACCAAGAATAATGTCTGTATGAGTTGTTACACCGCCATACTGTTCACCTAAACTTAGCATATGAGCAAGATCATTGCTTTTCATATTAACTCGTTTAATTGCTTTTAATGTAGGCCCATGCATACTCTGTACAGCAACCGTAACACCTCTGCTGTATTCACCCATTAACCTTGCGATTTCAAATACGATTTCAGTGCTATTCTTTGCATATATTAAGTTTACACTGTCAATGGTGCTACGGTCTGCTACTTCTTTAATAATCTTAGCAATTTCTAAATCGCGTTCTTTGTACATACCAAAGTTAGCATCTGCACAAGTCAAATAACCAATATTTTTAGAAGCAGCCCATTCCAAATCCGCTCTAACTTTTTCAACTTCAAACTTCCGAACTTTGTTGTATGTAAGACTGCCCCAGTCGCAGAATGTGCATTGATACGGACAGCCACGGTTAGTTTCAAAAGTCATATTCCAAACAACATTGGGATGTTGGCCCATCATTGAATCAAATACTCCTGATGTATACGGACTAGGAATATTTAGGTCTTGTAATCTTTGTTTGTTATAAAATAACTCAGGCTTTTGATTTCTGCTTATTAGTCGTAGAGTTTCTAAAAATTGTTCTTCGCCTTCGCCTAAGATAATGCTGTCAATAAATTTGTATTTAGACATAGCACCACTGGTCTGTGGCCCGCCAAACTGTATTATGCAATCGGGCCAACTATTTTTAATTTTTTCTGCAAGAATTAAACAGTATTTTACATTCCACACATAGCAACTAAAGCCGCATATCACGGGGTTTTTCATTCGTGCAACAACACTGTCGGGGTCTTCACGCTTGAAGATTATTTCCTTCAATTCAAATTGTTGCTGAATGTCATTATACTGATTTACATAACTCCAAATACAGCCGGCACTATATGGAATCCAGTAAGTTTTTTCTTTCCTGTATTCTACCGAGTACTGTGGTTGAAATAAGTAAACATTATTCATTCTATAATTGTAAATTGTCGCAGATCTGGATATTCTTTGAATAATGGTTTAGTGTTATTATAACTTTTAATAAGTTCAAGACCTTTAGTGGCTTCCTCTATTGTTGGTCTATAGTGATAGCCTATACGAAATACCTGTTGATTTTGCCAAGGACTAATAATTAAATCTCTTCCATCGTAGCGCATCTGTCTAAGTTTATCGTATTCCTCAACATCGTCTAATAGAATAGCGCCGCCGCGACCTATACTAAGAGGTTTGTCATGACCAAAACTTAAACACATCAAAGTATTTGGTCGATACATATTGGATTCTAATCTTCTAGCACAGTCCCATATTCTTGTATTTATAAATTGATACTCACCAATCCAAGATTGATCGATATACTGATATTCTATGCCCAATTTGTGCATGGTCATAGGAATACTAAGATAAGTGTAAGCCGTGAACTCACACTGTTTTATTTTATCAAATCTTAAACAAAGTTCTATAGCGTGGGTACAACAGTCGGTCATGACTGCATAAGCAGCGCCTGTGTATTTGGCTAACTGTTGTTCGAACTCAAAAATTTTATCGAATGTTGTCAACCAATGCACCTGCACTAAAAAAATTGTCTGTTAAGCGTTGCGTTAACGCTTTCACTTTAGGCAATAAATTTTCATAGTTCAACATGATCTGTCGAATTTGTGCTATTAGTTTTACTTTATTTGCTTGATAGCTTTTATAATCTAAAGTCCATTCACTGGGGTATTGAAAATCTACACCATACATTTCACTGTAGCTCAGTCTATCGGGCACTAACGGAATTGCATCAACAATTGCGCCCTCATAGCAGCCGATTCCCAAAGTTTCTTGCAAGCTACAACTGAACACAATTTTTGCCTGTCCAAGAATATTGTGGTATTCTGTTTTAGTCAATGTTTGATCTTGACAAACAATAAATTCATATTCAGGCATGCTAGCTGCTAAATCTCTGAATATTTCTACTTGTTTTTCAGGAGCAATACGATGGGGAAACACAATTAAATCACGCTTTTGCATGCCAGCAAAAGGTGCTAAAGTATTTACCATATACTCCATGGGCCAACCTGTGCGTACAATTCTGTTGAACTTTCCCGACAAGATTTTATCTAAATCATCCTCTAACCAGGGATTTTCTAACATGCCATCATTGAGCAAATTGCGAACAAACATTTCAATATGAAAGTTGGTGGCAAAATAGTTATAGTCAATGGCATGAAAAAAACTTTTTTCTGCGTGTCTTACCCAAGGTATATTTCCTACTAATCTGCCTAAAAAGTCTTGAGGATCATAACTGCCAGCATGCCATAGTGCGTGAATCTTAACTGGACAGTTAAGAAGTTCGCTCATGTATTTTAAGTTTATGATACCAGGATGCCAAGCGTCAGTAAACAAAAAATGATCGCCAGGCCTAACGGCTCCGGCGCAAAATAAACGACCCATACCTTCAACTTGACTAGACTTATAGATATTAGTACCACCAAAGTTAAGAAAAGCACCTGGAGTGGTTGCACTAGGAATATCCGCAGGGCCACTAAGAATTTGAACATGATGTCCGGCCTTTCGTAGTAGTTCAGGTACATGGGTTTTCCACTGCGCTGTGTAGCGAGTTTCAACCGGCTCTAAATCAACTAAAAATATATTTGCCATTGTTATTGTTTAACTGAGCGACTACGCTCTCGATCAAATTTTCGATACTGATCACTGCGATATAGATCGCGCTCATTAAACTTAAGAAAATTGAATCTGCAATAATCTCGATATGCTTCGAGATCTTCAAAAATTTGTGTGACTTCAGAAGTCATGCGTAGATATTTTTCAATGTATTTAGGTTGAGCCATAGTAATTTTCCTTTAAATTTTCAAGTTCATACTGGGTTTGTGAGTTTCGTATTTGATCAATGCACCATTTTCACCGTCTTCGGCTACTTCAATCCATACTGCACGATCTGGATACCTTGCTGCGATTTGATCATAAAGGTCGTCAGCAATCATTTCGCAACTTTTATAATCTAAACTTAAAATTCCATTTTTATTATTGTTATTGGCGGAATTGTCTTTGGCATACAAGTTTTCCAGCCATCTTTTGAATTGGATGAATTCGATGTCTCGGTCGTTGTGCCACACATCGATCCACACCCTAAAATGGAAGATGTGACGATGAGGATAACCAAGAAACGAAACATCATATTCATCACCTGTGGCCAGTGAGAGATCTGTAGCTGCTGCTGGGTATTTATGTATACCCTCCTTGCGGAAAGTTACCCAAATTTTACGCTCAGCAATATCTTTAATTCTTTGTCGTTGTTCTGCCAATGCTTGTTGTCTTTGTTCCATTATTTGTCCTCGGGAAATACAGGTTGGTCACCCACATAGTCTTTCCAGTCAGTGTAGGTATTGCGTGTTAATAGTTCATTCAAAGGATGACACCAAACACCGGTGTTGGTATCGCCCCAAGTGTTATCATCAATTTTAAGTGTAGCGTGATAATTATACAGTTTAATATAAGGTAATTTCACACTGATCATGGGAATAAAAGTTTTATATTCACACCAACTTTCTTCATGAATATCTTTAGCATATTCAACGCCAAAGTCCAGTGTGACCCAAAAATCTTTGATCAGTAAAGGTCTAATCATGTCATCCCATGCTCGCCAATCATAAACACTTTGAGGATGAAAACTTTGACTTGTGCCAAAATATAAATGTCTTATGTTATGTTGCTCTGCCAGTGCTGCGATTGTTTCTGGGTCTTTTATGCCTACTACAAAAAGTGTTTTTTCACCTTTCATAATAGTATTTTCAACTTCAGTGCCAATAAAATAGTCTACTTGTTGGCGGCTGCTGATATCAATTGCCATTATTTGTCCAATATATGTAGCCCCTGCTGTAAAATTTGGGGCGGTTAATTCCGTCTTCGAAGGCCTGCTGCCAGTTCGTATCTCTATTATACCCTTGACTCCAAAAATCGTCAACCACAAGTTCGTTAAATTTTATCCATTTAACTGCCTGCAACATACAATCTAAAAAACCAGATGTTCTTGGACTAGGCCTTACAGTGGTAACAGCCTTCCATAACAAATTTTCACTTTCTCGTTGTGAAATAGTTCTACCAACTGCATCAATTAGTAGTCCATTGTTATTAATCAAATCTTGTTGTTCTAACCATGCGTGTTGATCTTTTAGATTAATCACAACATCATAGTGTTTATCGGGCATTGACATTAGTGTAACAGATTCTCTTTGCCAGATATCTTGGTTGCTTTTGCCCGCCACATCAATTTCAAATTCAAAGTTTTTTAATTTCAAAGTCTTGTAAGCCACATAAGCAAGAAACCCAGTGCCCAAAATTAGTAGTTTTGCATTTGTTCTTTGTCTTGCTAACAGTTCTTGTTCATTGCCTGTTATAATGTTTATTCCGCAGGCCACTGGTTCTAAAATATATTTAGGTTCTGCTTCGGGTACTCTTACAAATTCACCATCGCGAACTGGATAATAATCTGCATAAGCAGGTTCTCCTCTGGTAGCAACAAAATCTCCAATTTCGATGTCAGTGCGTACATCGGAGCCTATGTTTGTTACTTGCCCCAGTCCTTCGTGTCCTTGCATGTTTAATGGTAACGGCCCAAACTCTCCTTGCATCATGGCAAGATCGCTGGTGCAGACTCCGGTCATGATATTTTTTACAATAATACCATTGTCAATTGCCTCAGGACAATCATAACTTGCTTCACTAAAGCTGCCATGGCCCGAAGTGTTAAGAATTCTAACCTTCATAGTCTTTCAATTTGTTGATGTATCCAAGTGTCTTGATCCAATTGATCATTCCAAAATTGTTTGTTGTCAATGTTGTCTAATGCTGTACAAATCATTGTTTTATAAGCCGATTCAGGACACAAACCCAGCTCATGTTTTACTGCACTAGAATTTAAACCAAAACTTATACTAATGTCCGTTGGTTTCAGTGTGCGCCAGTTTGCTGTTAAAATATATGTGGTTGAGTTATTTTTATATTCTAATTCACAAAAATCATCTACATTGTATACGCCATCTTGTTTAACCGGCCCATAATCACTGCTGTCTATGTCTTGCAGTTGCCATCTTTGATCGGCTTTACCAAATAATTTTGTTCCTAACTTATAATTTGTCAATACACAATAATAACTTAACATGTGAGGAATTAAATCTCTACTTACTCCACCAAATGCTAATTCTTTTGTTGTAAACCATGTGCCAGGTCTTGGAATACGATTGTTGTTATTCCAAATAATTTTTACAGTTTCACTTCGCGCAGCTAAATCACGAAAATGTTTGATTTCGTCACGATACTGATTATTTTTAACCATTAAGAATCTAGTGTGCGGAAAATCATGAACCATTTTTCGCCATTGACTGTGATTTTCTACACCAGGTTTTTCGACAAACACTATGCCAGCACCTTTTGCGGCCACATCAATTGCAGTTTCTAAATGCAGATAATTGGGAGTACAGATGTGGACTGTGTCGAAATACCTGTGATCTATGTATGCAGATTTATAATCCAAATAATTCGGATTCGTGTTTGGATTTAAATCCACAGTAATGACTTCATGTCCTAAGTCAGACAGCACAGTTTTGTACAGCTGACCAATGCCCATGCCAATAACAAGACTTTTCATTTAAAATTTGTTCAAATCAAGTTTATGGTCAGATTTGGGAGGAGCATCACGATCTGGTGTGTTTAATTGTTTTTGATATTCAGCAAATTCTTCTTCGGTCATAAACCGCCTAGGCCCGCTGGTTTTTATAACAAAATCGGTTACCCAAAATGGTGCCCAATAGCCGAAATTCACCGGGCGCCAATATTTGGTAAAAATAAAATTTAAAAATAACAGCATAAGGCCAATTACAACTATAGAAGTAGATACTAAAATTGTGCCAACCAAAAACATGGCATAAGATTCAAGATTCATATTAATCCTATTAAAGTGCTATTATAATGTCAACGATCACCAAAGTCAACAGTGTCGTGATCATGTTCCCATTGAAGTTTTTCCAATCGACTTATTTCATCCCGCAATTTTAATTTTTGTTTTTTCCATTCGGTGACCTGATTTTGTTCGGTTCCTGGATGATTTTTTTCGTGATCATTTATTTTATGGTCAAGTACACGATGCATTTCTTTAAGATGGCGAATTCTATTTTCATACATTTTGATTCTCCAATTCATTTAATTTATTTTCATCTAAACCAGAATCATCTATGGGATGTTCTTGAGCTTCACTTACTTCAAATAAACTATTAAACATAGTATTAGCATTTACTGTTTTTTTGCCAGTATATCCTCTGGTACCAACAATACTTAGCCAATATCTGTTGTAATGTTCTACTAGTTGTTCTGCACGGCCTCGCTCAGATGTGGCAAAAATATCGTTAACAATGTCTCGGAAATAGGTTCTATCGTAGAGTCGTGTATTACGGCGATCAGTGCTGGTAGCAACTAACATATCAGGGTATCGACCAGCATCACATTGACGATTTGCTTCTTGAACAGCATGAATATGTGTCCATACATTGTGTCCCATTTGCAGTGTGTAACTAAAACTATCCCAAGAAGTTTTTCCTTCTTTGCCTATTTTATTTAGGTCGCCTGGCTTGTAATAACAAACATCATTTATTTGCAGTCGCTCACTGACAGGACTTTCTAAAAAAGTATCAAATAGCTTATCTTGCAGTACAGCATCCCTAAAAGGCCTAGTGTCTGTGGCATATTTTTTGTTGTCGACGCTGGGCTGCATTTGATAGCTCCATTTTGCTCGATCTGGAGTAACAACATCGTAATAAATTTGTCCGTTGGCTGTAGCAAGGAATGGACTTGCACAGTCAAAACTTATCGTAAAGTTTTCATTATGATATTTGCGAATTGCCCTCTGTATGTCAGTTAACAACAAAGCCCATTCTAATTTGCTTGTGCCTAAGAAGTGCATCCAGTCATGTAGCCCAGGTTCTAATAGTCCATCAAATCTTAATGCTACAAGTCTTTTTAGTGTAAGATGCACATCACACATATTCTGACCGCCCATGGCCCACCCGTTAAAATGATCGTTGGGATATTGTTTTGGGTCACAATATTTTTTCATTTGGTCATACCAAATATCTGCTTCGGTATGATTTTCACCTTGCAGCACATTTAGAAATTTACATCTACCTGTACGATTACGCATAAAGTAATCGTTATTAACATAAGTTCCTTGTACTGCTTCTGCAAAAGTAGTGATACCTGTGGCTCGTTGCCCTGCAGGACTTCTGGCCACCCATGCAGGAATATCTAGAATCATGCCTCGATCCATGTAGGCATCCATCCACTTGAGTACTTGTTCGCGTTTTTTCTGTGCTTTGGGGCAGCTGGGATCTTTCCAATTACCTTCCCATACACCTTTACCAATTTGAAATCCGCCCGAATCGCCTAACACAAAACTGTTTGGATCACGGTTACGAACCATATCCTCTTTAGCGTCGAACTTGTTGGTATCTAAATTAGCATGACCTGCACTGTACAAAGCCCACTTATAAGGAAAGTACCCTTCGTTTGGATTAAGCCAGTTAAGACCCTCCATGCCTCGATCAAACAGTTTAGGCATACGAGCTGCGTCGATATAATTTGGATTATGCCTTTGTTTGCCTACATATGTAGCATAGAAACTACTCAGTGCCGGCAAGAAAACCGCATAGTCTTTTTGTTTTGCAGTTAAATTATCTTGCGGTATTTGTTTCATTGTCGCACAACATTTTCATTAAATTAAATTTTTCGTACGCATCTTTAAGACCGGGGTGAGCGTTCATCAAATTTTGTAATTTTGCTTCTTCGTCTTGCTTTTGTCTAACCCAGTCTAGCAAACTTTCTGCTTCTTGTGTAAGACCAACACTGGCATAGTTTGTCTCGATGGTTTTCCCCATGTTCCCGTCGTTGACTTCCATGCAATTCATATTGGGATTCCAACGAATCATACCAGCACCTGCGGCTCCTGGACTGATATATGGGTTCGATGAATTCCCGCCAGACACCAATGTATACCTTCCAGTTGGTGTTATGCCTTTGATCATTTTGTCTGGGCAGGAAGAATATAATTATACTCTGCAATGCCACTGTCAACAGTGATCATTGCTGCACCTTCGTCACTGATTTTGAATGTTTTGTCACCGGGCAAACTAAGAATACTAATAACAACAGCAACAGGCCATGCCCAAGATTTAGTTAGTTTGCCACTAACGCCCTGTGCAAATACAAAGTTACCTGCGTGGCTGCTGTGATCACCGAAATAAAACTTTAAATCCCCGTTCTCTGTTTTGGCAAGAAAGTTGTTTTCTTCACTGTTGGCACTGGCTTGAAACTTTAGCCGTTGAATGTTTACAGCAGCAGGAACAATGTCAACATTCCAATTAACTGCTTTCATTCGCACAGTTTTTAGTTTGTCGTTGACAATTTCTGCAGCCATAAAACGATAGTCGTTTTTAAAGTCTCCAGCTTTATTTTCAAAATGTACTCCTACTGGTACAGACTCGTCTTCTTTGTTCTGCCGATTAACAGTAATAGCTGCATCTTCTTTGTATTCAGGAATATTCAAAATAGTATTAAGTTTGCCTAAGTTAGGCATACCAAATGTGCCAACAAATTCTCCAACTACACCTTTGAATTTAGCCTGAAGAATCACACTGCGATCTTCGGCAATAGCTTCCAGTTTGGTTTCTGCATCTGTGCCTACAATTTTTACAAGGTCAATAACGCCTAGGCCGTGAGTATGTTGTACAATGTCTAGTAAGTGGTCTTTCATAAGTTCTCCAATAAGGGTTAGTGTATAAGATTTATTTAGGTCTGTCAAGCGCCTACAGCACAAATTCTGCCCAATGTTTGATGTCGTTTGGTTGTTGCCAACTGTCCGGGTTTAACTATTTCTACCCAATGCACAGCTACACTGGTCGATCTGTACTGTTTTACCTCAAATCCTAGTTCGTCAAACATTGTATTCAATAACTTAGGTGTAAAATAGCTTTTATATCCGGATTCAGCATATTCAGCACATTGAATAACATCGCAGTTGTTGAAACTAAACATCATTGCACCACCGGGTCTTAGAAGGTCATAACATTGTTGAAGTGTGTGTTTGGTTTCTGTGTAAGGCCAAAAATTTACAACATTCCAAGCAAATATAAAACCGAATTGATTTTGTGGTAACATAGTATAGTCAAATTCAGGTCTATTTGCGTGTAAACCTGTTAGATAAGGCCGCAGTCGCCTTTGGTAAACTTCATTAAATTTGCTAAGTGTCGAATCGATAAATTCTTGATGACGATCCACTATGTATAAAGGATCTGCAGCCACAAGACTTTCGGTCCAATCTCCGTCTCCTGGTCCAATTTCTAATGTTGGATATTTCCAGTGGGTGTATGATCTTATAACTGTTCCTATTTCACTGCGTTCATCATAGGATAATTCTAACTGCCTGTCATTTCTTTCTACATCAAAATTAGTTAAGTTTGAACCAAAAAATCCATTTACTTGATAACCTAGCCGCATCATTGGTTGTGTAATTTCAGAAATTTCTTTATCTGTATCTTCAATAAATTGTTTTATGCTACTTTGTAAAGTATCTATACTATTTTCTACTGTGTTACAAAAATCTACAAGTTTGTTCAAAGATTCTTTATAGTTACTGCTTAGTTGTAAATTATAGTTGCTGCTTACAGCCGCGTCTAATTTTTCTGTCTCTGTCAGAAGTGGAGATAAACTTAGATTTTGTAAATTATTTTTTAATTGAACAAGCTGGCTCAGTTTCATTGCAAATTAGTAAAATTGATCTTTTTGTTATTTAACAGGGGATGCTGAAGTGTGTGCAAATAATCATCGTGCATTGGGTGACTTTGTTGCCATATTGCTTGTTCTTGAAAATTTGCAAATGTGCCCCAATCAGTTATTTTTTGGAAATGTATTTCGTCAAATCCTAATTTGTCACAGAGTTCTACATATGCTGGCATGTCCTGATAATTGGCAGTTTGAACTACAAAGTTAGCAGTTAGTGTCATGTCACTGTATGTTTTTTGTTTCCATTTTACTAGATACCGACAACTTTCTAATAACTTATTCCAGTCGCCGCCCCTGCGAGTAATATTGTAAACTGATTCAGTGCCAGCATCAAAACTTATTTTAGTCCTTACAAGATTCTTATGAATACCTGATAGTTTATGCCAATGTGCTTTGCATAACAAGCCATTTGTTACTATTTCTATTTCAATTTGTTTGCCTTGAATATTTAAATTAGACATTAAATGCCTGTATATTAAACTGGCAAAAGGGTCGCCATCACCAGCTAGTGTAAACTTTAACCAATGATTGTGTTGTTCAATACATTTGATAATATGATCAACTATTTTTAATCTATTATCATAATCAGCTCCTTCACTGATAAATTTAAATTCGGTTCGACAACTTGGGCAGGTCAGATTACAGGAGGAATCAATACTAAAATTAATCCAATTCACTGTGTCTGGTCTGTGGCTTATTGTTCTTTTTAAATCCTTATTTTTAATAATTCCGCAAGTATTATGATCACAGTATCTATAACTGCCGTCTAAAATACTGGCTTGCAATTCTCTTGCTCGAGGACTGGACACAATATCATCTAAAGAATCAAATTCCCAAATTTTTCCAACACTGATAGGCAACCATGCTTGACAAACACACATAAACACATCGCCAAATTTATCGATAGTTATTGTGTTAAACGGATGGTAACAATACAGTCCTTTTAAATTAAGATTTTTATCGAAAGTCATACTTCTACTAGCGTAAGTATAACGAAAATCTTCTGCTACATCTTCAGAACTAAATTTTGGATTGTTCTTGTAATAGTCACTGTTGATGTTTACTAAAGGAATTATTTTATTCAAAGCTAAACAATGTAGTAAAAGTTGATCTTATATCTGTTACTTCAGCAAGATTCCACTGCAACACGCCCAAGAGATTATCTATTTTTTGATCAACAATAGTATCTTCCATGTCATTGTCATCAAAAGGCAAATTTTTAAACCACTGTGGAATGTGTGTTTCATCGGTGGGATAAGCAACACTGGTATACCCTAAAGGATTATCTTTGAGTTTACAGACTATAACCTTCATACCGTCAACTATTTGTAAGCTGTAATTATCGCTGTGCATACGACGAAGGTTGTTCCAATTCATAGCGGCTCTTACATGTCCTGGCATATTGGCTTTGCCCAGTCTAGATTCTTCAGCTGTGTATTTGGTCAAGTTGTTAACTCGTTTAGGTGTACCCTTTTCCCAGGCTGGCCGCTCTTGGAATTTATATTTAAATTCTTTGATTTTATCAACAATGATTTCTTTGTCGATGCCTGTTAACACATCTAATAGAATTTCGCTGAGAAAGTCCTGTACAATCTTGGGTGTGTCGCTGCGTTTTAAATCTAATCCCATGGCTTTTACTTTGCCTGGAGCGCCTTTGGTGTCAAGTCGCTTGCCTTCTTTATCATAGATTAATACAGCATAGCGTTTTTTCTTTATAAAAAGACCTTTGCTGGCAACAAGTTCTCGACCACCTTTAATAATACTGCCATTTTGTCTAGGACAGTGAAATGCTCGTTCCATGAATGCAGGAAAACTGTCATTTACCTGTTCACCAATGCTGTCATACAGTTGCACAGCTATGTCTTTGTTCCACTCCATGCGCCCTGCAGCAACATCTGCTTGTAGAGCTGGCCACGCACTAAAGTAAACAGAGTCTGTGTCACCATATATGATTGCATCGCCCACATGATCATACTTACCAAAAATACATTCATTAACAAAACTGTCCATGTGTTTGGCAATTGTTCTGCCTGTTAGTGTAGTGGATTGTCCAATTCTTTGATCAAAAAATCTACAGCCTGGATTTAAAATAGCGCCATACAAACTGTTAAGATTAATTTTTTTAACTAACTGTCTTTTGTCCCAATAGGCTTGGTCTTCGGGTGTAGTAGATTCTTTTAGTTTGGCCTGCATTTGTTTGCGCTCTGCATACCACCTTTCTAGCAGTCCCGGCACAATACCTTTTCTTTCAAAAGTAAAAATAGTGCCGTTGGCACTTAAAATCCAAGGTTTGTTGCTGTCAAAAATTAATCTCCAAACATCAGCAGCACTCATTATGTCACTGGTGCCGTCTTGCTCCCAGTCTACAGTGATTTCAACACTGGGATCACCTCTCATGACAGCTTCATATTCCATACTGCCAAACAGACCTTCCCAAGCAGCAGCAAAGCTGTCGCCCCCTGCAATTTTATCTTGAATGTATTTGTCTGTCATTATTGGTCGGAGTTGCCCGACAATGGTTTCTGGTCCCATGTTAAGGGCCCGGATGGCCGAGGGATAGAGACTGTTGATGTCAATGGCTGCAATCCATTCGTGCATACCTCTTTTGGGGTAAGCAACATAGGCACCTGCGGCCTGCGTTTCTTCATCTTCTTCTCTGCCTTTTCTGTTAGGAACGACCAATCCTTGACTGTGTGCTTCATTTATAATTGCCTGTTCAGTAGTTGCAACGGCACCCATTGTTGTCTGCAATAACACGGTGTTATCGTGAGCAATGGTATTTGCCAAATCTAGAAAACGAAGTTTTCTATCCAGTTTCGCTATCAAGCGAGTATCCTGTCTATTATAGGTAATAAATGTTTCGTAGTCTTTGTTGTACAGTTGATCTAATGTGCCTTCATAGGGAGTTTTGCGCTCTTCGAGCTCATACTCACCAATAGCATCTAAACTGTAGCTGTGTCGTTCTTCGTAAGTATATTTTCTATACAGTTGCATATAGTCCATATGTACACGACCAATCAAGTCAAATGTAACATTGACTGCACCAAATCTTTCAAATTCGCGTTGTTTAGGAAACTGTCCCCAAAGACACAATCTTCTAGTGTCATCTTTGCTGAGTACACGAGTAATTCTGCCCACTGTATATGGAATGTCATAGCCTTCGCTGTTCCAGCCTGACAGTATATCTGCATCATCAATCAAGTTTAAAAAAGTATCTAGTAGATCTTCTTCGCGTTCAAATATATAAGTGTCGTCAAATTTAGCAGCAATTTCTACTGCTGTTGCCCAGCTCATTGATTTGGGAGGAATAGACAGTGTAACCAGTTTATCTAACCAATCTAAGTAAACACTGATTGCTGTTATTTTGTTAAAGGGATCAGTAACAGGACTAAATCCACGCTCAGGATCAAAATCAACTTCAATGTCAAAAAATGCTGTTTGCAATTTGGGAGGTTCGGCAGAAAGATAATTTTCTTCAAGACACCTAAACACAGGCTTGAAGTCGCTTTCCCAAAGTTTTTTACCGCTTTGAATTTTTAATTCTTTATGAAACTCTTTGCTGTTTCTAGTAGCAAATCTTGTTACTGGTGTGCCATAGATTGTACGATGCTTGCCCCGGGGATCATCATAATAAAACACATAATTAGCGGGATATTCTTGGTACTGTCTTTGACCATTTATCCGTTCCACTACATGAATTCTATCACGCTGTTTGTCAAATAATGCGTCAATGTAGGACATAAGTCTGTAATAATAGTTTAATTAGGCCTGCACTGTCAATGGTAGCCAATAACACATAATTGCCAAATATACCAAAACTGCCTCTGCTGTAAGCACAACCTGCACTGATTACGCAGCCAACAATAAAAGCTGCATACAAAGGAACAAACGGTAAATTGGGCACTGTGATTGCATAGGTGATGCTACAACCTACGCTGATTACCCAAGCTATCATTTCAAAAATAAAACGAACTCGGTGACTTTGCCAATCAGCGATTATAAATTGCTTGGCATTAAACCACCAAGGGTTTATTTTATTATCCATTATTTTTTCTATATTGTTTGATCAATGAACTAGCTGCATCGATATTTTGTTTTGTACTTAAAAATGAACAAAGTTTTTCTAATAACTTTTCTCCGAAAATAATTTCCTTAAATTTTATTTCACAAGTATTATTTGAATTTTGTGGCAATTTATAAAACCAATCACTTAACCAATCTTTATTTTGCCTATCGGAAAAAAACTCAGGTGAAATATTTCCGTTAAGATGTTCAGAAAAACTAGGCCAGTCGGACCCTTTAATTGCATTATAATGTTGTTCAGATATTAAATTAGGATCTGTTTTTCTTTTTAAATTATAATATATTTTCTCTTTATCATCGTTATCAAATGTGATATAAATTACTTGTTTATTTGTAGCAACTAATTCATTTACATATCTAAAATGGCCAATAGCTATTGAAAAATTTTTTAGTTCCTGAATAACATTAAGTTCTTGTTTATAACTATCTATACTTTTGTCTAATATTCTTCCTTCAAGACTTAACGGATGTTTAATAAAATTATTGTTATTATCATGCATTGACCCGTTGGGTAAGACCTGTGAAGGTATTACATTAAATAATAACAAGCTACATAAATTTGCTATAAAATGCCCGCTTGCTCCGCCCGGAAAACACACAACAATGTTTGTCACAAAGTTTTTCCTACAGTTTCTA